CGATAATCTCCGTCTGATACTGGTCAAGATCAGACGCCTCAATCGTCAGCGTATTATTTGCGGCAGTCAGCCGGACGCATGACAAGATCGGCATTGACCTGCCGCCAGCGACGATTGATTTAAGCCTCGAAAGTGCGGCGGACAGTTTGGTGATTTCAGTTTTCATTTTTTGTTTGGTTGATTAATTCTTGACGCTCATTAGCGAGCCGCTTGAAATATTCATCATGGGCCATTTGTCCGCAAACAGTGCGGTTGCCTTCTGTTTCATCGGTTTCGATTGTGCTGCCATCGGCGAAGGTTTCAACTTTCATAAGATGGTTCAATGTCCATTTGCGCGGCCATTGCGGCCTCTGCATTTTTGATGTCTTGTTCGTCTGGTTTGTACTGCTGTTCGCGCCAGTAGGCGACGTGCTCCTTGCGTGAATTCTCACGCAGGGTGATAGCCTCGATGTTCCATTCGTGGTATCCCTCGTTCCTGTTTTTCCGGTCAACCGAAAGCGATTTCGTGGTCTTGCCTTTATATTTCGCGTATTCGGTTTTCTCAGCCCACGCAATATAAAATTCACGGCTCAATGTGAAAGCGTGACCGCGTTCCTTGGCGCGTTTACGCAATGCCTGAAATGAAACATGCAGCGGATATTTTGCTTTCCACCGAGCCGTCCGGCACTTCGCGCAATACGGTGAATGCCCCGCCTTCGTCGCAACACCATGGCAATGCGGAGATTCGCACTTGCATGGATATTTGCGTTTCGGCTTGCTCATAATTCAATCCGTTGTTGTTTGCGAGGGTGATTAAACCTTAAAATAAACCACGAGTCAAACAAAAAGTTCATTTTAGTGATTGACATTAAAAGAAACCTGTCGCATTCTACGTGCATGGACAGAAAATCGTACATCAAAAACGTTGGCCAAATAATCAAGCGCGAGCGCATTGCCTGCGGCCATACGATGCCAAAGCTTGCGAAGATGGCCCGAATTTCAAAAGGTGGTCTTTCCAAGATCGAAGGCGCTGGAACAAACATCACTCTTGACACGCTTTTGAAAATCGCGGGTGCTTTGGTGTTGCGACCCGAAGAACTTCTGCCGGACGAAAATCATTTAATCAAACGCAAATAACCCACAACCAATTTGCCATTTCGCTAGAAGAAAATTAACCACCAAACCGATTCGCCACAAGTCACGCGATTGCTTGACCGTGCGGGACACAAGATCGGGAGCGAGATGGCCAAACTAAAATTATGAAATCACAAAATCTAACCGGAGAAAAACTCCTTAAAACCGTCGTCAATCAAATCTTGGCGCATCCCGAAACGTGGAAACAGGATTCGTGGCATTCATTGTGCGGAACCAAGCATTGCGTTGCTGGTTGGTGTCAGTTGTTATCCGGTAAGGGCCAAGATTCAAATACAGCCAAAGAGGACGCGCAAGCAGCCCTCGGCCTCACTGACTCCGAAGCAGCCCACTTATTCCGTCCCGGCTGCACTATTTCTGAAATCCATCATTTCGCAGCGAATTTTGGCGTCGCCGGGTACAACCGCGCCGGGTACGACCGCGCCGGGTACGACCGCGCCGGGTACGACCGCGACGGGTACCACCGCGACGGGTACCACCGCGACGGGTACGACCGCGCCGGGTACAACCGCGACGGGTACCACCGCGACGGCGAGAAACTCAAGCCGTTTGATATTTGAAATTATGACAACCCCACCCCCAATCCAGACGGAGAGCAAGCCAGCGGCAAAGTTCATCGTGACATATAGCGGCTTACCCGTCTATTTCTTCCAAAACCTCAATGGCCGGTTTTGGGATACCTGCGATGAATCCAAAGCACCGAGGTTCGACTCCCGCCATGACGCCATGTCGAAAGCCCTTCGACATCATATGACCGAGGCTTATATTTCAGTGAATGAGGTGAATGTAGAATGAGCGAAATCGAAAAAACAATTATCGATTGCAAATCGTCTTTGCCTAAAATGGAAGAATTAAAAGATTGGGATTCATGTGCTGATTTGTGCGCCAGATTGGAGAGATGCTTTCGGTTAAAGCACCTGGATGTGCTGCGCGACCGCCAAGAAACCCAAACAAGGAGCGATGGAAAATGAAAACTGAATGGAAACAACAATTCGATCCGCCCAATCAGGTGCGTGACTGCATTCACAGAAACCATGCGAAATCTTGCATATTGTGCCTTCACGAACGTGAAATACATGAACTCAAGCAGCAAATCCCAAGTCAAGACGCGATCAGGCTGATTAAGGGTCTAATGCTCACAGCTATGCCGAGCATTCGAAAAGCAGACTTTAACAAACCCGCTTGGCAAGAACTCGAAGCCCTAACCGCGTCAATCAAATGATCTGGAAATACCACACCGTCTCCCCGCTCGAACCGTGGCGCTGCTATCTTGCCCGTCACGACAACCAACCACCCGGATTCTTGGCCAAATGGCTGAGGTTTATTTTGAAATAAAATTTATGAAACTCAAAAGATGCCCATTTAAAGACGGACAGACAGTCACAAATAAATGTCTATCTAACGGCAACGGACCGGGAAACTGCAATGCGGTGCATAGCAACTATCGGTGCACTCGGAAAAAAGGGCACAAAGGAAATCACATCGCCTGCGGAGCGTATAGCCACAATCTCGCTGTCTGGAAATAACCCCCACTTGATAAGGATTTTGACGAATGAAACCGAACGCCCTTTTAAAGGCCGCCACAGATTGCAAACAAGTTGACGGCCTGCCATGGGGCCGCAGCCCTGCCGCGTTCGTCGTATCCATGCAATTCCGATATGTCATGGGGCAGCTAAACAATTTGACCGTTTATAAACCAAAAAAGAAGAAATGAAAATAGCACAACCAACCGAGCAGGCTTTGCCGCTCGCTACGACCGAAGCGAGGGCGATGCAAGTCGCCGCGCCGTCCCCAATCCAAATGATGCAAGCCATGATCGCCGGTGGCGTCACTGAAAAGAACGTCGCCGCGTTTGAGAAGCTTGCCGAGCTTCAATGGCGATTCGAGGAACGGGAGGCTGAAAAGCAGTTCGCCGCCGCGTTTATGGAACTGCAAAAGGAACTGCCCCGCGTGAAGGCGACGAAGATCATCCCAGACCGCAATGGCGGAATGCGTTCGTCGTTCGCGCCATTCGAGGAAATTGACAGCCAGTTGAGGCCAATCGTTCAAGCGCATGGATTCACCTACTCATTTGCAGAAGGTCCATTCGATTCTGGCCGGATCACCAAGATTTGCACCGTTCAGCACTTCGCGGGGCACAAACGCAGTAATCCATTCTCCGTCCGCATCGGGTCCGGGCCTCCGGGATGCAGCGAAGCGCAGGCGGACGGCGCGGCGCACTCCTATGCCAAGCGTGGGGCGCTTTGTGATGCGTTCAACATCGTTGTGACCGGAATTGACAATGACGCCAAGCTGGAAGGCAATCTGAACGCCAAGGTGTCAAAAGACCAATGCATCGAATTGAAGCACCGAGTTGAAATGTTGCAATCGAATGTCGCGGCGTTCCTGAAATTCGCCGGAGCAGACTCGTTTGAAAATATCCCTGCTAAAAACTATGATGTGCTTGACCGCTTCTTGCAGTCCAAAGAGAAGGCCGGAAAATAACTTTTAGACGATGAACAAACACGGAAATAATTTTATTAATCTGGCAGGCAAACGGTTTGGCAGATTGTTAGTATTGTCTCTTAATGGTAAAATCAGAGAAGAGGCAGCATGGACGTGTAGATGTGATTGCGGCTCTGAAATTATTTGCGCGGGTTATCCATTGCGCCGTGGAAATACAAAATCTTGCGGATGTCTTTCGCGTGACCGCATCGAAAATCTAAATAAAAAGCATGGCCTTTCTGGAACTATAGAATACAACTGCTGGATTAGAATGAAGCGCCGCTGTTGCAACCCCAAAGACAGAAAGTTCAAGGATTATGGCGGCCGTGGGATTTTAGTGTGCGCACGGTGGGTTAATTCTTTTGAATCATTTTTAAAAGATATAGGGAAAAGACCGTCTTCGATGCATTCATTAGGCAGGATAAACAACGATGGCAATTACGAGCCTGGAAATGTTCGGTGGGAGTTGCCAATTGAACAAGCGAACAATTGCCGGTCAAACCACAAAATTTTATATAATGGAAAGAATTTAACGATCTCTCAGTGGGGAAGAATAATCGGAACCAGTCCAGATAACATTTATAGTCGTATCGGCAATGGATGGAGCGAAATAGAATCTATAACAATTCCATTTAAGAAAAATGAAAATAATAAATTGCGAACAAGGAAGCATTGATTGGGTGTTGGCTAGATCAGCCGTTGTAACCGCCTCAGAGGTTGACGCGCTTATTTCTCCAACTGGAAAAGTCCGGGATGGTGACGGCGTAACAACCTACCTGCATCAGAAATTAGCAGAGGCGTGGATTGGCGGCCCGCTGCCGAGCGTTCAAGGTGTGTTTGATCTCGAACAAGGCAAAATCCTTGAGGAGGAGGCGAAGCCTTTCTTCACGCTGACAACAGGCATTGACATTCACAATGTCGGGTTCATCACCTCGGATGACGGAAAAATAGGGTGTTCACCAGACGCCATGATCGGCGAGACTTCGGGCGTCGAGATGAAGTGCCCTCGAATCGAAACGCACCTT